CCGGATACCGATCTGCCCAAGGCCACGAAGAAGGTCGTCAAGATCAAGCGCGACGAGTTCACGGCGAAGAAGAAGGAGACGGACGTTCTCACGGTCGATGAGATCAAGAACGCCGATCCTCTTCCCGCGCCCGAGGACGAGGTTGAAGAAGAAGAAGACCTGATCTGATGGCGGGCTTGTCCGACATCGACGCCATGCTGGGGGAGGACGACTCCCCCGGCAAAGGCGTTGACGCCAGCTACCGCGTCACGGCAGCAGAACTCCGTCAGTTCATCGAGCGCATCGAGCATCTGATCGCAGAGGCCAAGGACCTTGCGGAGCAAAAGAAAGAGGTATTCGCGGAGGCAAAAGCGCGCGGATATGACACGAAGGTCATGGCTAAACTGATCTCTCTTCGGAAGCGGAACTCGGACGACATCGCAGAAGAAGGGGCTGTCCTTGAGATGTATATGGAAGCCTTGGGTATGAGCGTTGGTTGACCTCCGGCAGATCGCAGACAGCATTTCCTACGGCAGTTTCTCAGGAGTCACGATATTCCTGAAAGACGAGCGATGGATGGTGTCGATGAAGACCGAAGGCGGGTTCCAAACCTACTACGGTTCGGACCTGCCTGAAACATTTGAGCGCGCCCTCTCCGGCGGCCATCAAAACGAAGATGACGGGATGGACCTGATATGACCGATGAATACCACTGCCCGTCCTGCGGCCTCGTAGGCCCAGACGCCTGTGGCAGCATGGAGGACGAACAGGTCTGTCCGCACGCGCCCCGGATGATGGACGGCCCTCTGGAGGGCCTGAAGCGCGGCCACTACCGGGCGATCCTTGCAGACCCGCCGTGGTCCTTCCTGACCCGCTCCGACAAGGGCAAGGACCGCAGCCCCGAGAACCACTACGACTGCATGACCCTCGACCAGATCAAAGCCATGCCCGTGCGCGAGATCGCCGGGAAGGACTGCGCCCTCTTCATGTGGGTGATCGACACCCATCTGCCCATGGCTCTGGAGGTGATCGAGGCTTGGGGTTTCAGGCACAAGACGCGCGCCTTCTCATGGGTCAAGCTGAACCGGAAGTACGACGATTACGATGTCAGCATGCAGCAGGCCCACGAAGACCGCGCTTGGTTCAAGGGCATGGGCTTCTGGACGCGCGCCAACCCCGAAGATTGCCTGCTGGCGACCGTTGGTGCCCCGAAGAGGCGGAACAAGGCTGTGAGGCGGCTCCTAGTCGCTCCTGTGCGCGAGCATAGCCGCAAGCCTGACGAGGTGCATGGTCGCATCGAGGCACTGGTCAACGGCCCCTACTGCGAACTCTTCGCCCGTGAGACCCGGCCCGGCTGGGACCAGATGGGCAATGAGATCGGCAAGTTCGATCCGGCGGACCTGAACGAACTGGCTGGAATCGAGGACCTGATATGACAATACGCTGGGTCCGAGAAGACGGCACGGTCTGCGCACCCGGCGCAGGATCATACGACTTGGCTCTCTGTGGCGCGGCCCATGAAGGGGAGTTCCCTGATCTGGCCGCCGTAGTCAGCGAGCCTGAAACGGGCGCAGTGACATGCCATCACTGTTGCGAGGTGATCCGTCACGTCCGGGAAGACCTCCGGCGCGTTAAAACAGAGCCTATGGAGGGCGTAGAATGATCGTCAACGGGAAGAGTCTGCTGGCCGCCCAGCCTATCTTGAGCATGGTCCCTTGCAAGGTTAACGGACCCGGCGGAACCTCCTACGGCCTTGGCGAGGCCGGGTACGACATCCGTGTCGCCCAGACCTTGATCCTTTTCCCCGGTCGCAGGTTCCGTCTGGCCTCGACCATGGAGCAGTTCGACATGCCTCTCAATCTGCTGGGAGAGGTAGCTGACAAAAGCACTTGGGCACGCCGGAAGCTGACCGTCCAGAACACGAAGATCGAGCCGGGCTGGCGCGGAACGCTGACCCTTGAACTGATCTACCATGGGTACCGGTTCCTCCGCGTCCCGGCAGGCTCAGGCATCGCGCAGATCGTCTTCCACGAACTGATCGAGAACGGCGACTACGGTGACGGGAAGTATCAGGATCAGGAGGCCCGACCCGTGAAGGCAAGGAACTCAGGTGTGCAGTGCAAGACAGGGATGAAAGCACGATCTAGGACGGCCCGTCAGGTGAGGATCGCGGCCCCTCCCAGATCAATCTGATACCTTGAAGGTGTTGGACCAGTCCTTGGTCTTCTTCACGGGCCAGTCAGGGATCATCATGTCGCGCGTCAACTGGATGCGGTAAGTCCCTTCGGCCACCCGACAAGGGCGACCAAGGAACCACGACCAGCTTACTGTGTCGTCCACGAGAACGTCATCCAGATCGTAATCGTTCACGCCCGATCCTGTGCAAGCCGTTTGGAACACGCCCGCCCGGTCTCCGGGGCTAACCTTCTGAACCTCTACGACCCAGAAACCGCGATGGCCTACGCGAATTTCCCGGTCGTAGACGATCTCTGGGTTGTCCCCGACACGGTGATCCGGGACGAAGATTTCAGAGACCTCGAACCACTCGGACGCGGGGACATCTGCGCGGGCAACAGCATTTCGGTATTCGATCAGAGAAGTGGTCACATAGAGCAGGACGAGGGCCACAAGGACCTCAGTCAGACGTGACACCCACCAAGATGGTCTGCGGAGTCTGTTCATTGTCCTACCCCTACGATGAAGTCGATGATGCGCCCCTCGGTAGCCCACCAGATAGCGAGGAGACCTCCAAAAACAACGCCCATGTTGCGGATGCCGGCTAACAGCTTGAACGTGGACTCCCACATCTCATACCACACCAAGGCACGGAGCATGGCCGCGCTCTGGTCTGGCGTGAGTGCGATGATATGTCCGGTCTCTACCATACGTCGAAGGTCCGAAAGCGTCTGCGTTTCGTGCTTTTCGAGTCTCGATGAATCCCCTCGCCCCCAAAGCATCTCAGTTCTCCTTGCGTCCTAGTTCGTTTCGGATCCTGTTGTATTGTCCGACCACGTTGGCGTGCTTCTTTCGGCACTCGGCAAGAGCCAGTCTATTTTGTGCGAGAGACTCGAAAGCCTCGTCCGTGACACCGGGGTCATAGCAAGCCTTCTCGTCTCTCGGATCGAGGGGAGGGGCCTGATATGGGGCGGCGGACTCATTTGATCCGAAGCAACCGCTCACGAAGATCATCAGGGATAGGGCAACTGCTACCCGGACGGCTCTGCATTGCGTTTTGGAAGTCATCTAGCTGGCCTTCTAGGACGTTGATCTCTGCCTCGGTAGCATCTGCTCTTTCGCGTGCCTCTTGGGCTATCCTATCGGAGATCACAAGCTGCCGTTGGGTCTCGATCAACTGCTCCTGAAAAACCTCAGCCTCGCACGTTCTGGTTGCGTCATGCCTCTGATACAAGGTCCATGCAGAAAACGCTAGGACCAACAGGATAATTTTACCTGCTGGCCCTAGCGCCCACTGGACGACTTTGCTCCCGATTAGCCCGGAGAGCATCATTCGCCGCCCGGATAGGGGTTCTTGCCGTCCCGGTGATCCTCGACGCGCGCGTTCTTCACGATGAACTGCTGATAGAGGACGTAGCCGCCTAGCGCCACAAGCAGGTACGGCGACACGCCGCTCAGAGTAGACATGAGGCCCGTCAGGGTGTCCGTGACACCAGACAAGCTGTCTAGCTGGCCTTGCACAGCTTCCATGGCCTTGGAGGCCGCCCCCAGCGCGCCCCCTGCCCCGATCAGGACGCCGATGCCGGTCGTCTTGTCGGCAGCCGCGATGGTCCGGGAGCCTGCCTTACGCAGATCGGTCGCCGTGGTCGTCGCTCGATCTTGCCCGATCTCCCGGTGAGGTGCCAACATCAGGGTGGACATCAGTTCCTTGGTGATGCCAGCGACCAGAGGCAGCCCGTTGTCAGCCCGGAAGGCGAGGACCGCAGCCCGTGTCCGGGTGCCCCAAGCGCCATCGGCCCAGCCGACCTCTTTGTACCCAAGGTCGCCAAGGCGTTTCTGGACAGTCTTCAGTTCGTTCGAGTCCAAGTGCATGATCTCCTCCCCAGAGACATCTGGCGACCAGCCCGCGTCCGGGGCCTTGCGCAGCTTGGCGAACTCTGCCGCCATCTTGGTGTGGTAGTTGTTCTTGGCGTAACCCGGCCCATTGTAGACGCGCGCCACCACCGACCACCGTTCGGCCTTCAGGTCGTCAGCGATACCGCTGGCGAGGATGAACTTGACCATCGCCTCGACATGTTCCTCTTCGTCCTCCATGAACTTCAGGACCATCTGCTCCGGCGTCTGGTACCCGACCATCTCGTAGTTCTCACCGAGGACCTGAGTGGACCCCCACGACGCGGACTTCAGCGCAGCGGAGAGATTGATCTTCATGGCCTTGTGCATCCGGGGGTAGCTGTCCGCAGGATACTTTTTCTGGCCCCACTTCGGGTAAGCCAGACCGGCAGCTACGGCTTCGTCGCGCTCAGCACCAGACAGGTTCCGGTAGAAGACATGCGGCTCGAACAGCATGACAGGTCGGCCATACTTGTCGAAGCCCCGCGACCGGGACTCGACGTTCAGGAACGCCTGAAGATGGTCCTCAGTCACGTCGATACGGTGAGCAAGAAGTGGAACGTCCCACTTGTCGAGGGGCTTCGCTGCGCCTTTGAAATTATCTAGTCCCATTATACTGCTCCCTTTACGCCATGTTCAATTCCCGTGAAGTCCGAGGCCGTCCAAGCCTCCCCTGTCGCGGGATTTGTGTCGGAGAAGACGAGTGTGGGGACCCCTAACTCTGTCAGCGCGGCGACATCATAGTCAACCCCTCCGATCCGCCAGAACGGAACCACATTTTGAGGGCCAGTATCCCCCACGTTCGCGAGGTATTTATTAATTACGCTGCGAAAAGGACCAACAGGACCTCCGTAAGCCGTGAGTGTCCAAGACTCTCGCTGGTCTACCGTGTCACTGGTGATTCCAACCCCATCCTGAATGTTCAAGAGGGCAGTATAATCGCCTACCCAAGCCTGATGGAAACCGTTAGCTGCGGGATTAAGTGTACTGAGACGCCACCCAATCGTGGACTCGCCGTCAGTAACGATACACTCGGAGTAATAATAATTCCGGGGAGTGGTGTCCCAGACCAGATCGAAGTGATCGAAGGACATACTTGTCGGCGCTGAGATTGCCGATGCGTATGTGATTGATGCGGTCAGAACGCCGTTCTGATAAAGCACAACAGTTACGTTTACGCCGTCAGCTTCGACTTTTACGTCATAAGTAATGTCGGCGTCCGTAACGAACGGCGTGAAGGGAGCGGAGACTTCTGTGGAACCCTTCAGGGTCCATACGCTGTTTTCTACATCAAGCTGCGCGACAAGGTTTGTGCCAGAGAAAATACGAAACCAATACCCGTCAGCTTGGCCCGCATAGTCACTGCTTTGCGTTGTGTTGAACAAAAAGTGATACCATGTGACCGTGCTTACTCCCGGATCATGGATTAAGGAAAAACCTCCACCTTGTTCATCGAAGTCACCTGTGATTTTTGAGCCGACAGGCGTGAAGTCTGGGTCGCGCCCAGCAGTAGTTATGTTTTCAGTCGCGATCCCGGCGAGGTCGTCAGGGCTGCTGCCCACAAAAAGTATTCCCATTTTTCTATCCTTCTACGATCACAAATGTTTTGTATTGGCTTACCACTCCCCCCACCGGGGGGGTGCCGTGGACTATTTTAGTATCTGCAAAGGACACCGTTCCGCCCTTATTGGATTTTCCATGGAGTACATGAATCCGCGAACCAAAAAGACTGGAAATGGGTATGGGAGGTCTCACGCCGGGGGCCACCAGACCATCGGGAATAGGATAGGAATACTCCGAAGTGGTCGTACGGAGAGTTCCGCCGTCTCCTGTGTTACGTCCCTGAACCACCGGATAGAAGACGCCGCCAGCCACCGTGGACTGAACACGCGCGGCATCGACTCCCGGCGTTCTATCCCAGACCCCGTTTTTCCCAGTCCAAAAATCGCCTGTGTCTGGGTTGAAACCAAACATCAGCACATCACCCACCCCGTAGGTGGGTAAACCTGACGCTAGGCTAGTCCCAGTGTTCCCCCACAAATCTCCATTGCCTCGATAGGCTAGGGAGCCTTGGTCGATAGGGTTGGCACCGTCGTCATAACTGGACCCTGCAAGGTCAATTTGATCCTGTGTCACGACGCCCATATAACCATTGTAGGTTGCCGCTCCGGTATCGGTTAAAAGAGCCACTTCCCAGTAGTATATTTTACCGAGTTCCAGAGGCTTCACGGTCGGCACCCAGTTCCTAAAATCCGTCCCGCCAGAAGTGTTGGTCAGCGTCAGATCGAGGTTAGAAAGAGTGTAGCCTGCGGTTACTTTCGTGGCGTCCAGAACCCAAGATTCAATTATTCCCGCAGCAGGCGTCCCGGCTAAAATAGCTGACGCGGATACCGAGGACAAGAGAAGGTTCATCATGTGTCGAGGTCCCCGATAAGATAATAGGTGTCGGTCTCCCCGAGGTCCGGGATCAGGGTGGCCGATCCGTTCTGGGCGCGGATGCTCAGCTTATCATCAGCGGAGAGTATCGTGACCCCGGCTCCTGCGACAAAGCTGATCGCTCCTGTGCCTTTTCGGATCACGGTCAGAGGGCCGTCAGCGACGAGACCACTCGGTACGCCCACGTCGATGGCCGATGTATTCTCCGGGAGCCAAACGGTGCGACCATCAAGATCGACCGAGGACACGTCATACGATGTAGAAGGGACCGTGGTCGAAACCGAGAAGACCCGGCGCTGATCGGCAGACCATGTTGTCGTGTACGTCGCGACCTCAGTCCATGTCGTCCCGTCGTCACTGTAGTCAACCGCAAATTCCGTGGGCATGTAGTCCACGAAAGCAGCGTCAGGGGCCGTCAAGGCGACAGACGTGACCGCATAGGCCGAGGGTTCGATGTACCCTACCCAAGCGCCCACATGCTCGTCCAACTCTGTGACCCAATAGTCGTTGATGCCTGACAGGCCGTCGAAAGCAGCTTGCGCCGAGTAGGTGCCAGACGTGCTGTATTCCGAACTAGCCACTGCCGTTCCGGTAGTCTTTTCGCCAACCACCTCGTTGAACTCGACCTCATGGATTCCCGTGTAATCCGTTGATGGCGTAGAGATCGACCGGATGCGCCAGCCAGTGTGCCCCCCGACCGGATCGCCAGCGCCCAGACCATCGTTCTGCACCATAGTCGCAGACCCGCCGCCTTCCCCACCAGAGAAGACATCCCAGACAGACCCAGAATAGATCAGGAGTTCATTGGTTTCCTGATCGTAGAACTTCCACCCTTCGGCGGGTATGATTTCTACCCACGAACCGGAGTCCCGGACCTGAATACTCTGGGCCGTAACGGTCGCGCCCCAATCGGACGCGGCGATTACGATGTCCCCGTCCGCAGGGCTACCCGGAGCCGACCCTTCGCGCGAGTCGACAAGACCCGGAGCCACAACGGACAGCAGGCGGAGGTTCCCATCCATGCCCGCCTTCCAAGTGTTGTCGCCTAAGTCCCAGAAGCCTGTAAGACCCAAGCCCGGAAGTGTTCTTTCGCCAGCCATCAGACCTGACCTCCATAGTTCTCACCAAAATTATAGCCGTAACCGGCTCCTTCGTCACCCCCAGAATGGAGAAGGGAGACCCTAACCACCCGGCGGCGTCTCGCGCGCGTTACACGAACCCTCACGGGGACTCACCGGGGGCCAAAACAAGGACCCGATTGTCCTCGTCTTGGACGCTGCGGATGTAGACATTATCGCCTGCTTCAAGGTCCAAGAGTTGTATCTCGGCCAAGCCATCAAGGTTCAAGAAGACCCCTTCGATGTCTGTGTCATCGGGCAGAGAACTTGCCACGCGAACGACGACAGGACCCCCACTTTGGAGCTGAAGAAACGCGCCTGAAACACCACCTGCGATGAGGGTGTAGGACGATTTCTGGGTTGTGAAAATCTTGCAATAACTCATTTTCTATCCGCCATATCCGTAGCCGTAGCCGTTTCCGTAGCCACCTTGGTTGAAGTCGAAGGGCAGTCTATCGCCCCAGAGAGACCGGAGACCATCCCGATCAGACACGAACTCTATGGTCCCTGTGTCCACCGGACTGAAGGAGGCCAGTGGGATCGCATAAGAAGACCCGGTGAGTCCTGTGATCTCATGAGAGAAGGCCCCGAACCTATCGTAGATGCGGAGGACTGTAGTCTGCCCGACCTCCGGTGTCATCTCCGAAGAGTCCCAAGAGGTCGCAACGGCGTCCTCGGTGCCTCGGTTCCTGTTCACCCAAGAGGCTGTGATCGTCGCCGGGGGGTCTTCGTCCGTAGTGATCCGGGAATAGTCCACACCCTCGAATGGGCCGTTCCCGTCCAATTGGCAGTTCGCAGGCCGGAACGGGGCGAAGGGCCTGTCCGAGAAAGTCACGACGAGATCGTCCGCGTCACTGAAAGCGAGCCGGTCGAAGCTGGTCTTGGGGAGGAGCCGGTACGTCCGCGTCTCGCCCGCTACGCGCTCGCCGGGGTCCACACGGGAATAGCCACGGGGGAAGGCCCAAACCACGCTGCCTACAGGCCAGAGGGCGGGCACGGTATCCCACACCCCCCGGATCACCGACCACTCTTCGTCAGCCTCGAAATAGTCGTCCAGCATAACCAGTTCGCTGCCAGACTCCTCGGTGCCCAGCATCATGATGCCTCCGACCTCTTCCTGACCCATGAAGAGCAGGCTAACCAAGTCCTCGGGAAGCCTCGAATACACCTCTTTGACCAGTTCGGTCTCGGTCTCACTATACAGGACAGGAGAGACCGAAGTGATGGACTCGAACACCTCGTCACCATTGCCCTTGACGACCTCCGTATGGACTTGGATGTTCATCGGCTGGGGGTCGGAACCCGCCATGACAATACCCACCACCACAGGCTCGTTTTCGTCGGCCTCTACCTGAGTGATGCCAGAACGAACCATGGAGGGCAGCGGGGCTGTCACCACCATCTGACGGTCCAAGGGGGTCGCTTCGGTCTGGTCGTCAACCAAGAGGGAGTCTTGACCGCCCGAGTATGTCGTCTGTTCTAGAGCGAAGATGTCCTCGGTCAGGTCGAGAAGGATCGTCCGGTCTGTCGGGCTTCCGTAGTCCACCCCCATGACGCGCATCACGACATACTCCAGCCCTTCGTCGGCCCAAGAGAGGGTCACTACGTCCCCCGGTCGCAGTCTCCAGAAGGTCCGATCAACTTCGGCTTGGCATGTGAAAACGGGATACCCGGCCTCTTCCACGTCCCGATCTGCTATGATCTTGGCGATGATCGGATTGCGGACGCCGTAGTAGTCGCGCGTCTCGCTGATGATGCCTCCGTTCATCGCGATGTTGCCGAGGTTATGGCTGCTGACTGTGGCCGATTTCTCCGTCACAGGGTCCGTGTAGCTGACCACGACTTCGTTGATGGTCTCCCCCCATGCGCGGCGCTTCTGCCCAGACAAGTCGGCATTGCTTTCGTCAATGTGCATGGCTTCGGAAACGTCATAGTCACCACGGAGCAGCTTCAGGTTCCATAGGCCCGTCTCAGGGTCTTGGAACAGGAAAGCATTGATGTGGTCTAGGATTTCTTGGACGAATTTCTCCATCTCATCCTGTTTTACCCAGATCATGGACAGTCCGAAAAACTCCTCATGCAGGGTCGTCGCCGCCGAGGTGAACGTGTCGATTTCGATCATCGAAGGGTCTTCTGACTTCCCCCAATTTTGGTTCGTAAGGCACTCGTAGATCATCTGGGCCGGGTTGGCGTCAGGGAGAGTTCCTAGCGTCCCATCTACGGCGCAATGCGAGTCCACTTCGATGCGGCCCTCCCCCTGCACTGTTGCCGACATGGCTTTGTATGTGACCTCAGACAGAACCGGGAAGCCGATATTAGCCACAGCGTAGCATGACACGAAGCGCGTGCCGGGTTTCAAGGTCAAGACCCCGGACACCTCGTAGGCGCGACCCTCACCAACCGGGGAACTGGCCGGGTAGCTAAGAGAAGTTGCACCTATGCCTTCGCTGGCCCGGTACGGGGCAAGGGCATTGTCCCAATCTATGTTCCCGTCCTCGTCTGCACCGAATCCAGAGTAGAAGGAGATGGTGCTGACGCTATCGGGCTGGTCCCCTCCTAGTGGGGACTGATACGCTGTCACGATGGTCGAAGTCCGAACTGTCGCACGACCTTCATCAATAGCATCGGCGGAAATTCCCATCCCAATCAGGTCGAAGACTTCTCCAAACGCCTGATGACTGCCGCCCGAAGAACCTTCGATGACTGGGCAGCTTCGGGTATCCGCGTTGTCCTGCTTTTCTGTGAAACGGAGTGAGATGTCTCGAACCGATCCGGGTGCGAGGGTGGCTACGGTCCCTTCAAGAGGGGATACCGTCGAAAGGAACTCGATGCTTCTTGTTTGCGAGTTGAGGAGCATCTTGAAATCGAGGTCGAGTCCGTCTCCCGTGAGGTCTTCATAGTCGTGCGTCTCGACAATTTCGTCGTTGATGTCCAGTTCGTAGATGCGGACACGCTGCCGGGTTTGCAGGTCGTCACCGGAAGCATCGCGCAGGCCGACTTTATACTCCACCACCACGCTTGGTTCCCAGCCATTAGAGACCCCGACCAGCCACTCCTCATCCGTGATGTTGGTGTAGTCCAGCTTCTTGAACGGCCTCCGAACCTGATCGCGAGTAGGCATGGAATCGAGAACGAAGACCGTGAAAACTTCAGACAGCGCCGGGGGGTCAATAAGACCTTCGGGCGTCTGGATGGGGCCTGCCGGATCGTCCGCAAGATTGCCTTCCTCGTCTATGATAGGCGGGTAGATCACGCTGTTCGCGTCGATGACGTTGGGCAAGCGCGTAACGCTGGCCTTCATCGCACCGAGATAAGGGTTGTTCGTGCCCCATTTGAACCCACGACTCTGGGCCTTTCGGAAGACTGTGTAGCTAATCAATTCGAGGGTGTTGCGGGTCTTCCTGACCGGCTCTGCGTTCCCGAGGTTGCCCCGGAAAAACAGATGAGCCAGCCCAGCGTATCCGGGCATCGTGTCGATTGTCCGGTCTACCCGACCCCCGAGTTGGGCTGACGCACGCTGGTCCAACTTTCCGGGATAGACCTCGACGGTCCCATTTACGCCCCCTTCGCCGGTGTCGCCCCCGAAGAGGTCATCTTGCGATACTTCGATGTCAATCCGGTCTCGCGCGCTACCACACCAGATGGGCTTATCCTTGACCCAGACTTGGTTGAAAACGTCAACGGGACCATAGCAAATACCATAGTCGATGCTCATCAGGAAGTCGAAAACCTCGGGTGAATCACCACCCTTTTTACCGCCGCCCATTTTCGATCCTCTCCTTCGCCACGGACACGCTCCGTTGCACGTTCACGTCGTCAATTTTTTCCACGTCAGCCAAGGGTATTCCTTCGCGCACCAGTGCTTTGTGGTCTAGGCCCAATCGCTTCGCGTGGGCTAAAGAGCCTCGAACGCAGAACCCGGCGTGCCTGATGTCTTGGATGGTCAGCTTGTCGGTCATTTCTTGCCTCCCGATTCCCCTCCTCTGGTGATGATCTGCTTGTCCCAGTAGCCCAAGTTGTTGGGGCTTTGGACTGTGATCGAACCGAACACCACAGGGATGGGGCGACCTGCTTCTGCGGTCGGGTTTTCGAGGTCGTCTACACTCGGGGGCTTCCCCTGCTTAGGTTTAGGCGTGAGCAGGTATCCCACATAGCTGAGCAGGATGCCGATGGCTAGTAGTGCGAGGGAAGGCAGAGGCATGGCAGGCTCCTATGTGTGGTTGTTCTTGCCTACCGGGTTCCCTGTGGACGGAATCCAAGGGTGTCCTCCGAAGTTGAGGATATTATCGTGCAAGAGTTGGCAAGAGTCTACCGTGTGGGCGCACCCCAGATATACGTTCGCCTGATCGCCAGCCGCCAATCCTATCGGGGGGCCGGAGATCACAATCGTCAAGTCGTTTTCGACCCGGAGGATGCCTCGCGCCTCCGTCCCGAACTCGCCCTGCCAATCGAAAAGACCCCCGATGAAATCCTTGGGGGTGTAGGAGAACTCGTTCCCCACTTCCTCCGAAACCAGCCACCCTTCGGGGAGCGTAATCTTGTTGGCCGCGATGCTCGAAACCTCGACCGGGATTGCGACCTTGGGGGCTTTGCAGATAGGCCCGTAGAGAGCCAAAGGGCATGTCCATTGGTAGTGACGCCTCAGGCCCGGCCTGCGCATCCCTGCGCTAAGGGCCTCGCACGTCAGCGTTGACTCCGCGCCACTACGAGACGCTTCGAGGACCCTCCCGGACCAGACCACAGCGAAGTTCGATCCGTCCAGAAACTCGACAGGATCGTCAGGGTTCGGAATGTGGCCTTGGCGAATGATGATGCTGACGACCCGGCCCGGAGGGAAGATGCGGAACAGGTCAGCGATCTCTGAGGACTTCGGAACGATGACCTTTATCTCCCGGCCCGAAAGACCGCCTTTAGAAGTGATCTTGTCGCGTTGGATGGGCAGCGGCGCGTAGGTCTTGCCGTCATAGGTGACGTTCGTCTCTCCGTCCGTGTAGAGGTATTCTTGGTCCTCTTCACCATAGATGAACTGGTACAGTTCAACCTGCTGCCCGCGATCCCTGCTGCCTTCGTAGTCACTTATAGCCATCAGTCATTCTCTCCCGATTGCACCGTCTGAACGGCGATCTCAATCTCCGACACTTCGCTGGTAATCCAGTTCACCGACAGCAAGTCCGTCGAGAACCGCCAGTGATGGCAGAACGAGATTTTCGTGTCGTCAGAAACTTCCTGATCCCAGCCGTTCTCCATCAGGAGGCTGCTGTCCAAGCCGACCAGTTCGTATCCGACTATGCGATTTACCTGATACGATCCATCAGGGAAAAAAGCAATCAAGACGTTGTAGACCTTCGATCCCTCGTAGGCGTTTTTGAAATCAGGACCCTCGATCAACAGGGTAGAAGAACTCGAAATTGCAGGCTCCTTAGCCGTCACGTCGCGCTGCCAACTGGGCATGAAGAACCCCGTCCGTTGGCCCTTATGCCTCAGGAAAAACGAGACCAGAGCGTCCGTCTTCTCGGCGTCCATGCCGTTGTAGCCCATCTTCTTGATCTGCGTGTGATCCAGTTCCGGTGTGGAAACTTCGATCACCCCGCGCCCGGAGTCCACCGACTCGAAGGGGGCGTTGAAATCCAGACGCGGGCCGGAAGCCCAGTTAGGTCGGGTCAAGAACAACTCGCGACCCTCGAAAGTCGGTAGCACGACTTCCGGGTACGCCTGCGTGGTCGAACCGGGGTCAACCTCATACCGGACGTTGCCCGTCCACAAGGAGGGCGTGAGGGCCCGAAAGGACGATTGGGATGTCGTGCGTGCTTGATACGCCATCATCACCCGTGCGCCCTGCGGCAGAGGGGCTGTGAGGTCTTCTGAAAGGGTGATTGTTCCCCCCGATACCGAGGACACCTTTACCGCTTGCTCCGCCGCTCCGTCCGTCAAGATGAGGTCTTGGCCGGCCACCATCCAATACGGGGGCAAGGCGACGATGATTTCTGCCTGATCTGACAAGGCTGCTTCGGTCAGAAAGGCACTCCGCCAGCGCGCAGGGACCAAGAATAGCCGCGTCGGGTCTTGCGCCATGTCGGACATATGCCTTTGCAGCCCCTCGCGCTTCAAGGCCGTGAGGTATTGCAGCGCCACGCGCGCAGTCTGCCGCATAGACTCTCGCTTCTCCGACCCATTCCGGGACCGGAAGATGCTGGTCTTGAAGGCGTACTCCTCAGTCACAGAACCCGACCAGTTAGGCCGGGTTGCTGCGATTGTCGTATTCCTGTCGAAAATCTTCATCCGATTGCCGCCTTGACCTCTGTCCGCTTAGCCCGGACTGCGTTGACCAGAACCTCTTCCCCGCGTCGTGTCGCGAGCGCCCGTTCGACTGCTTCAACCGGGTCGAACGTGTTGATGATGGTCATGGCCTTCTGGGTCTCCGCACCATTATCTTTTCCGCCACCATTCAGCATATGCCTTGGGTCGTCCCTTGTCAGCATCTCCTCGCCTTGCTCAGCGATAATGGGAACCTCTCCCGGCTTCAGGCCAACCACACCGCCTTGGTGATACCGCGCGGCCCCGGCGAACATGGCCGGTGACACTCGACGTGTGCTGTTGCCAGACCCGACCCTTGAGCCACCCACCAGACCTCCTGTGTGGCCCACGCCAATCAGGGAGCCAAAGCCGGTGCCTCCGAAAGCAGACTTGAGCGCGTTGAAGATCGCCTGCTTGATAATCATCTGGGCGATCTGGATCAGGAAGTCAGAGGCAAACTTGAGGAACGCTCGCTGGGCGGCCTTGGTGGCGTCCTCGCCATTCGCTACAGCCTTCGTGAACTCATCGAACGCCCCGGCCAGCCCGTTGACGATCATGTCGCCTACGCGCTCCCATTGGAGGTATGTGTCACCGGCGGCCTGAGCGAAGTTCTTGGTCTTCAGAGCAGCCACATCCAGCTTGGCAATCGCAGCCTCGGCTTCCGCGCCGCCCACGGCGGCCCACATCGCCTTCGCGTTCTCGATGGCGGCCATCAGTTCGGCGTTGACCTCCCCGATCTTCAGGCGAAGGTTCTCCTCCTGCTCCGTGTCGCCCTGCGCCTTGGCAAGTTCGACCTGCTCGACCAGAGAGGCCCGGAGCGACAGGAGATCGTTGACAGCCTTCTCGGCCTCCTTGGCCTTCTCGCTCTCGGACGTGGACTCTTTCTTCGCCTGCGACAGGTCGAAAAGCGCCCCGGTCTGCTCCTTGATCTGGGCGATCTCTTCAGTCGTGATGTTGGGGTCGGCTGCCTTGGCGTCCCGGATCGCGGCTTCAATAGCGGCCTGACGCTCCTTGCCTGCGTTGACGAGGCGCTGCTGATCCAACTCGAACTCGCCATCCGCAAGAGTCTCGGCTGTCGCTTCGCGCTTGTCCTGCGCAGCCTCGGCAGCCCGTTCGGCTTCTTCCCGGCGTTTCTTGTCCTGCTCCAGAGCGCGGTCGCCCGCCGCCATGTCAGGATTGGACGCGCTGAAGATCGCAGCTTCCTTGCCTCTTCGGCTTTCGTTGATCCCATCGTTATCCCCGCTGAGACCTCTGATCGCAGCAGAGATTTCTGCGTCGGTCCCTGTTCTCACAGCGTCGAGGATACGATCAGGGAGGGTTCCGTAGTTATACGCGATGGAAGTCAGAACGCCCTGCTGCTGGGGGTTGAAGGAATCGAACCTTGCGCCGCCGACCTGATCGCGCGTGGCTGGGAGAAATTCTGTTTCGATCCGGCGGTAGAGGTCGAGCGTGGCTTCTTCAGCAGAGACCCGCATGCCCTGCGTGATCTTCTTGATCGAGCCATTCGCAAGTGTGACAGTATCGGACCCATACCCAGCACGGTAGGCGTTGACATCCCAAGCAGGGGTCTCAATTCGGCCTTCAAATTCCCGCAGCAGAGACGCCGCAGCCTCGACGCCTGTGCTGCCTGAGGCCATCCCGGCCACCGAGTTCCCGTATTTGTTATCCAAGGCGGCCTGCGCGGCTGCTGTGCGCCGGGTGATGTCCTCGACCTCTTCCATCGAAGACGCGAGAGCGATAGCCTGTTCCTTCATCTTCTCCAGAGCGTCGGACTCCGCAAGATAGTCAAGTTCCTGCTTGATGCTAGGCACCAAGCTGTCGATCTTCCTCAAAACCTCTTCAAGCTGCGCGGCCTTCTCGGCCATATCCTCGGCAGAGTCACCACCTTCTTCAAAGGTTCCGTTCAACTCTTCCAGAGCAGCAGCAATTTCTTCTACCGTCCCGGTTTCTGCCGCCAGAACGAGTTTCTGCCGGGCAATCGCAGTCGCCAGATTGTCAACTTCTTTGGCTGTTGCGCTGATGTCGTCGCCATAACGTTTGTTGGCTTCTGACCCCTCACCGAACTCCCTGACAACGGAGGCGATGGCGTCTCCGAAATCTTCCATCTTGATTTCACCAGAAGCGGCCTTACTAACCACGTCATCAACGGCGTCGATGAACTCTTTGCTCGCCCCGCGCCCCGTGGCAACTCCCGGCCCTGCTAGGAGTCTAACAAAAAGCCCTTGGCCTTTATAGGATTCAGCCTTTTTGAACGCCGCGAGGGAGTCCCTCAGAGCATCTTCCAGATCGCGCAAGTTCTTACGGGAATCAACCACGTCAGCGTCAGTTACCGACTTGGCCCACTCCTTAGCAGAAGAGCCTGCTTCGTCGTAAGCGTTCTTGACCCTATCGACCTGAGCCTCGTGGTCGATCATGACCTGCGTGACATCAGACCCTTGCGTGGACCAGTAAGCGATGCCCGCGCCGATGCCTGCGATCAACAGGCCGATGCCTGTCGCTGACAGAAGCCCCGTCAAGGCCCCCTGAAGAACCCTTACCGCGTACCCGGCTCGCGTGATGCTCACGCCCATGCTGGCCGCGCGCGCTTGGAGGACCGAGAAGGACGCGGCGCTCTTGGTCGTTGCCAGCGTCAACCCCTTCAAGGTGGACGCGACGTAGATTATGATCGGGGCCAGACGGAGGCTTATGAACGCCGCCGCCGCCGTGAAGACCAGATCAAAGTTCTGGGCGAGGAACCCGAGGGTATTCAAAAGCGCCGCAAACGCCACCGAGATACGATCCGCAAAGTCCCTAAACTGCCCGCTCTTCAGGACTTCCGTGAGGTCGTCAACAAAGGAGGAGAAAGCGTCGAGGAACCCAGCTTGACCAAAGCGGAGAAGGGACTCATATGCCTCGTTCCCCAGCCGACCGATGGCCGCGCTAGTCGAAGACAGGGCCCCTGCCAGACCGGGGCCAAAACGCTTGTCGAGTTCCGCTGCGAAGGGGAGCAGAGCGTCCGCAGTGACCTCTCCGGCCTCCATCATCTTGATGAGTTCGGACGTGCTGACATTCAGGCCATCGGCCATGAGTTGCAAGGCACCCGGAAGCCTGTCGCCAAGCTGCTGTCTCAGTTCTTCCATCTGGACCGCGCCCTTCGACACGATCTGGGTCAGGGCTACAAACACGCCCGACATCTCTTGGGTGGAGGAGCGGTTTACCCGAGCGGCTTCGGCTACGGATTTGAAGATTTTCCGGGTGGCTTCGCCCTCAATGTTGGTGCCCTTGGTTGCGATGGAGAACTTCGAGTATTCCGTTGCTAGGACACCAAAACTGATGCCTAGCCGATCCGCGTTGCGTCGGATGAAATCGAGTTCCTGCGCAGTCCTATCGGAGTCTCCGCCCGTGGCGACCGATAGGCGGGCCTGAGCGGCCTCAAGGGTGTTGTAGGCGTCCACGGTGCCCCGAAGGACTTCGATGACCCCGTACAGGCCGCCGTAGGCCGCGATGAGGGACAGGACCTCGCCCCGGATACGCTGGAGCAAGCCCAAGCTGCGGCGGGTGTCCCCGTAGAACTGCTGATAGGCATCTGCGAACCGGCGCGTAGATCGTGCGCCTCGGTTCATGGCTCCTGCCGTTTGCGATGCGGCGGCCCCTGTGCGCTGCATGGCGTTGGCTGCGCGTGCGCCTGCTGCGTTCACCCGGTCGAGTGCCGCCTGCGATGTCTGGGCGGCCTGTGCGTTCTTGCGAAGGGCTGCCGAAGTGGTGCCGAGGATCGCGACGAAACGCTGCTGCGTGCCGTTGATGCTGTCGATGTCCGTCCCGGTTTCCCGATAGGCGCGGCCCATCAGTTCAAGGGCGGCCCGTTGCGCCACATACTCAGCCTTGGCCTGTCGTGCCGTGATGACTGTCCGGTCGAACGCCGCGACCATCTCTTGCGTCGGCTTCTCGGCCTTGCGGATGCTGGTGGCAAGCTGGGTCGCCTCCTCCGATAGCTGAGCGTACTCCCGCTTGGCTTCGAGGGCGGCCCGGCGCTGGCCCTTCAGTTCGTCCTCAAGCCTCCCGAGGGACTGCTTCGACAGAGCGTCCAAAGCACCGTCAGCTTGGCCCGCAGCTTGAGCCAGTTCGACGTAAGCACCCTCGGCGCGGTCGATGCGCTGCTGCTGGTTATCGAGGGAGTTGTTGATCTTTCCGAACGAGGCCGCGAGGTCCTTCTGGGAACCTGCCGCAGCTTTGGACTGTGCCGTCAGTTCGGTGAGGTTGCTCCCGATCTTGGAGAGCGCAGTCTCCTGACGCTTCAGTGTAGATGCGGTCTTCTCGGCCTGCCCGCCAAACAACGCCATGGCCGACCCGGCAGCGTTGATCTCGCCGCCGATCTGAGAATACTCGGTCGTCAGCTTGTTCAACTTGTCCGCGTTCGATTGGACCGAACGGGCGCTGGAGTCGAAGGTGTTCTGGAGCGTCTTGCTTGGCTCTACCGCGCGCTCGATCTTATCGGCCAGCGCCGCGTACCGGGCCTCGGCCTTCTTCAGGGCCTCCGATTGCTTATTGATCTCACTGGGCAGCTTGGCCTGCCGGGCGGTCAACTTCGCCTGAGCGGCCTCCGCTTTGCTGTAGGCGTCGGACATGGACGCCAGATCAGCCTTGGAGGTTTTGATGGCCGTCTTCTGCCGGGCCAACGCTTCGGTCGCGCCTTGCGTCTTGGAGGCAAACCGGGTGGAGGACTCACCAGCGCGTGCGAGGTCCTTCTCCAACGCCCTAGCTTCCGCGCTGGTGGCGTCGAACGCCCCTTCCATGCGGGACAGTTCTTTCTCGGCTTTGCGGAGTTCGCTGCCCAGCTTGTCCGCGATGTCGAGGCCACCGAGGTTCTTGCTTAGGGTACTGATAGCGGCACCAAGTTGACCGAGGGAGGATTCAGTCTTCTCAGCGCCGCTATCTACGCCCTTGGAGGCGTCTGTGAAGTTGTCGAGAGCCTTAGTAATCTGATCGAGAACTGATGCTGCTTCGTCTTTGGCCTTGATGACCAGATTGACATCTTTACGCGCCATCTACTTCCCCTTCAGAGAACAGACCCTCCCTTGGACCTGTTTCAACACTAATGCTTTTCACGGTCTTTGAAAACTGCTTGCGCATATCCTTAGACATAATCGAGCCTGCCGCCAACTGTATTAGCTGGGCTTCAGTCGCGATGGTGTTGTTCTGCCGTTCCTGAACAATGGCCGATTCGTCAGAGAGCATGCCGAGGGGGTACACCCAAGCATCGACATGCCCTGCTCCTATCAAGAGGCTGACTTGGCGTCGGACTCCCCAGTACCATTCAGGGAAACCGATTGCGGCATCTCCTTCAGAACCCCAGATGCCGCCGTTATCATTCGCGTCAGGGATTCTGTCAGCTTTTTTACTTCGGCCTCGCTGTAGAACGTCTCGTTGAAGATGGCCTCTACCAGTTCGATTTGCACGTTGCCGGGTAGCTGCTTTGCGACCTTGATGCTGTCCGGGTGGTAGTCATCCGTCGCCAGAGCGATGATGGCCCCGACCAGATCAGGAGCCTCGCTCATGACCATAGCCATGTGCTTTTTGATGTTCTGGTCGATCTCCCCGGAAGAGAATTTGCCGAACAAGATCGCGATGCTGGGGCCGTAGTCTTGTGCCACGGCAAAGAGGTCAGAAGCCGAGATGCCCCGGACGGAGATTGCCTCCTCCCGGTACATCACAGTGGTCCGATGGATTTGAATGTCGCGCAGTCCCATACCTAATCTTCCTTCTTACGAGAGTGTGGGCTTGCCATCACGGTAGATGGCTTCGCCGGATATCGGCTTCAGGATTTCGAGGGACAGGGGAATCTGCTGCCACTCGTCGCCCTTCAGCGCATAGTCACCGTTGGGCGTGATCTTCACATAGGGCATGAAGAACACGGCATCGGTGCCTTTGGGGTTCTTGGTGACATACATCATGGCACCTTCGACCGGCTCCGAACCGGAGATGACGCGCTCGCGGCTGCTGCCCAGAACGGCGTAGGTCACGTCGATGTCCTCGGCATCGACAGCAAGCAGAGACCCTTCGAGGAAGGTCAGGATGCCGTTGTCGAAGTCCATGGTGTAATCCACGTCCACAACCAGAGCCGTACCGGCAGGGGATACCTCAACGGCGAATCCGCTCTCATCAATGCCCATGTAGCCAGCAGGGTTCGAGGGGGACGCGCCCAGCTTGTAGCTGTGGCCTGCCTTGATCCCTGTCAGGGTCTCGGTGTCCGAGGCAACTGCGGCCTGCGTCAGCGTGGACTCGGAACCAAAGAAGAACAGCGCCACGTTGCGGGGGTTGATGTTGTCCGTGGTCATAGACCCTGTGCGGTTGACCTCCAGCGGAACGCTGTCATCCTTCTCGCGGATGCCCTCGTCCGAGGAGTAGTGATCCAGAGTCTCGGACTCGATGGTCAGTGAGAACTCAGGCGTGTTGCCGATGTAAAAGAAACCGTCCGGGACCGTGGTGCCCGTCTGGAAGCGCGCGAAGTGGACCTGACCCCGCCCGAGGGTGTAGTTGTTAGCCATGATATGACCTTTCCTTCAGTTTAGACCTCATACGGGTCAGTTATATCCTCGACCAGTTCGAGGACAATGAGAAGCCAAAAATACGCCTTGGCCGACACTTCATCGGGAGGGCGCACAACGCCGGTCCCGATTCCGATCTTGATGACGCTGCTCAAGAGACCGAAAGGCCCTTGCTCCTCGCGCATTGCTGACACCTTCTTGGACTCGATAGCAATCCTTTTCTTCACGTCCGCAAGCGCAACGTGCGCCGGGTCTGTGGGGTTTGCCTTGTCGTCGTCCACGAAGCCTTGAATCATCAACTCCCAACCGCCGGAACTGTAGCCGGAGTCTGGCGGGGCTGGAAGCTGATCGAGGGGGATAGGACTTTCCAGTACCGAGATCATCGGGATAGGGTCGCTGTCGCCGTAGATCGCGCGGCCTCGGAAGACCCGGTTGTCTTTGGACCCTTCCGCGCCGGAGAAGTCCATCACATACCCGTTGGCCGGGGTGATCTCTCGAAGGGTCTCGCACAGTCGCGACATGATCTCCAGTCGGAGGGGTTTCGTCAACGTAGGCATCTACAGGACTCCAATCAGTCGGATGAACTCCGCGCTCAGGTCCTTCTCTATATCAGGCACAAGGTCATTGGCAACGCCCGTGCCGTCCACGCTTCGGAAAACCTGATCCACAGAAGGCCCGTAAAGGAGGTAGAGGCCCTTGGATACTCGCCGGGCACTCACCTTGTTCCTCAGGCTCTCGCCGGGCCTCAGTCGTATTGCGAGGCCGAGGTTATACTTGGTCTCCACGCTGGCCGATCCCTGAGGCAGTTTGATCGCGAACGCCCTTTTCATGAGGCGTGCGCGGCCCGGGGCGACTTCTACGACCACGCCCGGTTTCCCGACCTTGGGGGAGCCTGCCGCGAACCGGGCTAGGCTGGTCGGCCTGCCGCGAGCCGTGATCTGGCCTTCGAGGTCTCCGGGCGTGGCGAACTTGGACACATACATGCCCTTGCTCGAAGCCGAGACGTACCGGGCGGGGAGGTTGACTTGGCTCCGAACTTCTCGGGCCGCTTGGGTGCGATACTTCCGGGCGGTCCCGTTGATCGCCATCGACATCATCTTCTTACGCTGATCGTCAGACAGGTTCCCAAGATCGAAGTCCGTCAGGCCGTCTACGAAGACTGTCCATTCGTTTGCCATGTCATACCGGGATCGTCGTGCCGTCTGGCAGCGCCAAGCCCGCCATAGAGCCTTGGGAAAGGGGTGTGACCTCCACGGTCACTGTCTGGCCGTCACGAGGTTTGACGGTCTCGATGTACCAACCCTCATCAGCCTCGAAGATGATCTTGTTTCCTCGCGTGACGGACATGCCTTCGAGTTCGGCTTTCCAGAGGACGATGGTCGTCGGGCGCTCATGGACCTCTGCATAAGAGAGGTTGGTTCCTGCGAGGTCTCCAACGACTTTGGGCGCGTCGTGACGGCGCGCTGTGATGGTCCCCGAAAGAGTCCCATCCTCATAGTAAGAGGCAGGTCGCGCCATGAACTCATGGAGCGCCTGCCTCGCACTGGCTTTGATCTCAGCCAACGACATGGATCAGACCATGCTGTTGGCGTCGTCGCCTTTGTCTTCGTCGCCTTTGTCAGCGGCCTTGCCCGAGTCACCTTTGTCGTCGGGATTCTTGGCAGCCTTGGCGGGGGTCGCTTTCTTGGCGGCCTTGCCGGGCTTCTCGACTTTCTCGATGCCGCGCTCTTTCTTCGAGTCCGAGACGAGGCATGCGCCTGCGTCCTTGAGGCCCTGAAGGCGGTCGTCATCGTCGTCCATGGTGAACTTGGAGCCAGCGGGGATGGTAGTGACTTCAGGGCGTGTGGGCGCGATGCCCTTGGCCTTGTCGCCGGGTTTGCCGGGTGTCTTGGTCAGATGGATTTCATGGACCGCATCGTAGATTTTCGTCGCCATTGGTTTTCTCCCTTAATAGGCTGATCGAGGAAGAGGCAGGCCGGAGCCTGCCCCTGAGATCGCAGCTTACGCTACGACGCGCGCACGGAACGTGGCATTGGGATTCAGCGGAACCATCAGGGGTGCCGACTGGGACATGACGAATGTCGCACTCGGGTCTTCCTGATTCCACATCTTCGGGAAGATGGCGAGAGGCTGGAAGCCCGCCTGCACATCTTGGATCGCGCCGAAGCAGCGGATGCCCGCCATCGACGGCGAAGTCAGAACCACGTCCTTGGGGGACATGAAGTCCGTGACAGTGCCATCCGCCTGCTCGTAGTAGTCCGAGTAAACGTAGACATCGGTCGTGCCTGACAACTTGCCGACATACTCGACCTCCATGCCCTCCATGACGCCGAAGTTCAGATCGAGGCCACCTTGCTGCGAAGGACGATAGTCGGTCTTGATGAGGTCACGGATTTCCGTGTCCTCACGCATGACCTCCCAAGCGTCGGTGCCGACCGTCAGACGGTTGGACACGCCGCCGTGCTTGGCGCGGCGCATGGTCTTCTTCCACGCTTCGACGTTGGACAGGATCGAGACGCCCGATGCGCCCCAGAGGGTGCCGCCCGAGAGCGTGACCGAGTGACCGGCAGCGCGCTGGAAGTCCACCACTTTCTTCGGGTAGTTGTCGTCTTCCAGAGTAACCTGACCGTAGAGGGTCGCCTCGGCGGCCATCCATTCCCAGCGGCGCTCGATGGCTTCCCGGTGCTGACGAAGAATGTCAGCCACGATGGCCTGATAACGCTGCTGCGGCGACATGGCGACCGAGGAGTTCAACTCCCCGAAGCCAGCGGCGCGGCGAATGACGCGCGATGCCGAGACCGCATCCTTGGGCTTCACATAAGCAGGCCTCACGGAGCCGCGCTCTTCGGCTGCGCTGTAGATCGGCACACCCTGAGCCGTGGGGACCACCAGAGGGGCGATCTTGCGGTTCTCTTGCAGCTTCGAGAAGTCGATCTCCTCGGTGTCGAACTGGATGGTGGACGGGAAGCCCAAGCCAAGCCAGTAGTTGCTGGGCGGCTCCATGTGACGCATCGTGCCCAGCAGGGTGGATGTGTCGTAGATGTTGTTAGCGAGTGACATTGGCGGGTTTCCTTTCAGCCTGTCATTTCAAGACGGTTGCGGCCTACCTTACGGGTAGATCGCATCCGAGTCGAATTTGGATTTGGACACGAAGATGGTCGGGGACAGGCTGCTCTGAAACGCCGCTTTCTTCTTCGCATCGGTGTCGTAGCTGGCATCCCAAGTCAGGGCGGCCATCTCGAAGTGGCCCTGCACATAGACAGGAACCTCGGCGGACGTGCCGTCCGTGACCGTGATCGGGGTCGCGGCGATGTAGTTCGCCGTGGCCGCGCTGGGGGTGGCACTGTAGACCGCTGCGTCACCATCGGTTGCCAGAACGTCGAGGAAGCCGATTTCGACATCCGCGCCGGAAGCTGCGACTGTGATAGTCATTGTGGTCGGCGCAGGCGTGTCGCCGTACTGCCAGTTCTGCTTGTTGCCCCAAGACTCTTTCTCGAAACCTGCAATGCCGGGTTCGGAATATGGGACCTTATTATCAACAGCCATGTGTTTTCTCCTGTGCTATTGAGTGGTGCCGGAAACCGGCTTACGAGGCTTTCTTCGGGCGCATATCGCGACCCGTGAGGGAAGCGTAGGAGCCGAGAAGATCGTCAGATGTCGCCGGGCCATCGGCCTTGGGAGCACCGACTTCCGCGCCTACTTCCGGGCCGGTCATCTGGCTGGCGAAAGGCGTGGGGGCGGGGGTTGTGGCTGCCGGAGCCGGGGCTGCCGGAGCCGTGGCTGTGGGAGCCTCGGGCGTTTCGACGGCAAGCTGACCGAGGAAGGTCGAGGCTTGCTCGACGCTCATATCGGTGTTCATGGCCGTAGCCATAGCGGCCTTGGGGCGCGCTTTGCCTTCGTCCGATGCGAGGATCGCGTTGATGCGGTCGCGCTCGCTGGTGACACCCTCCGTGCGGGCTGTGTTGGCTGCGGCGTCAACCGCTGCCTGATCGAATTGGCCGCTCTGATCGCCAGCAGCCGGAGCGTTCTTTGGTGCAATTGCCATGATTGTTTTCTCCGTTTCGGCCTCATTCGCGGCCAGTTCTGTTATCGCGCCCACCCTGTCGGCAAAACCAACACTTACGGCTTCAGACGCATCGTATGTCAGAGCCTCGGTTGCCCGGACTGCTGACTCTTCCATACCCCGGTTGCTCGCCACAAGGCCAACAAATTCTCCGTAGATACGGTCGATCCTGCTCTGAATACGGTCTTTCACGTCTTCAGGCAATGGCTGAAAGGGGTTCCTGTCAACCTTGTGCTTCCCGGCATAGATGAATGTCACCTTGACGCCCATCTTCTCCGCACGTTTGCTCATGTCCATATGCGCCGTAACGACGCCGACCGATCCGACCCCACCAGAGCGCGTGACCACAATCTCGTTGGCAGCAGAGGCGACGCTGTACGCTGCGGAATACGCATGGTCGCCAGCATATGCGATGACCTGTTTCTCGCCGCGCCGGGCTACGATGCTCTCGACCAACTCGAAGTTCCCCGCGACCTCGCCGCCGGGGCTGTCGATGTCAAAGGCAATCGCTGTCACCTCGTCGTCGTCCATGCCGCGCTCGTAGGCCATAGAGATGTAATCGTATCCCGTGGCATAATCCATGAAGGTGATGCTCATGCGGTTCATGAGGACGCCTTTGACTGGGATCGTCAGGACCCCACCTTGGACATCATAGGGGCGCAGCATGGACACGAAGTGGTCTTCGTCGTCCCAGAAATCCTCGCCTTGGATTTTGTGAACCTCCAGAGCGTCCCCGTACTGATCGTGCGCCTGCATCTCGGTGATGCTCTGGACGAACAGTTCTTCGCTCTCCGGCTGGATCAGCATCGGGTTCTGGACGATCCTCGTGAGCAGAACGTTGCTCTTATTCCTCGTCGGCATCTGCACTATCCTTTTCGTTGCTATCGGCCTCGCGCGTCGTTCCGCTCGCTGCGTTGACGCTGTTATCCTCGAACAACTCAATGCCCCGAGCATCGCGATCTTTCTGCTCTCTTTCAAGCTGAATGTGGACCTTGCGCCAATCCTTACCGAGGCGAGACAATTCGTCCTCATGTGTGGAGAGGCCATACTTGATCCGAAGAACCGCCGCCTGTGTCTCCTTCAGTTCGTCAATCTGGCCGCGCGATGCGCCGATCCAGTCCGCCCGGCTCAGGGCGTCGAACATGAGGTTCTGGTGGCCGTTGGTGTAGAGCAGCCCGGCTTCCGAAGCAGGGAAGGAACTGATCTGATCTTGGTTGATCGCCTCCTCCAACCAGAGACGGAACACGATGTTTGCCAGTCGATCAGCGACCTCCTTCTTGCGGGCCTGCATGAAGCGATGCGTGATCGCCATGCTCGCGCGCGCCGAGGAATAGTTGGTCGCCGTGAAGTCGCCCGTCAGTTCTTCGTAGCCCACGTTCAGGCTCTTCGCCACATAGCGAAGCAGCGAGGTCTCGAAGTCCTGACCGACACCGCCGGGCGTCCCTGCCGGGCGCATCTGCAACTTGGTGCCGGGGAACAGGTGGGGAATCTTCGTGCCGTCGATCTGCATGTTCTTGGAGGAGCCGACATACTCATTCACCGCGCCGAGGAAGCTGGAGGCATAGTCCGTCACCGCCGAGTTGTTGCCCTGCCCTGCGCCCATCTGCTGATAGACGATCTCGCTGGGCAACTCGCTCTCGATGCTGGCCGCATAGGTCGCGTTGACCACGGCGTTCTGGAGTGTCACATCCCGGAACTTCCGGGTGATCGCCAACTCACGGAGGCCCGCCACGATGTCTGACACGGCGCGTGACTGATCGACCCGTTTGTCGTTGGCGATGTAGATCACTTGCTGGCGACCCCAAGGCTTTTGGAAGCCCACCTCCTTGTAGTCGAGCATGTCAGGCACAAGGCCCATCGTGTAGTCGCCGGGGTGCCGCGTGCGGATGTAGGCCGAGATCGCGCCCCCGTAGGCGTCAAAACGGAGGCCGCCTTTGACGCGCGGATTGTTCATCTCGGTGTAGGGAGTCAGCAGGCGGTCGGAGTCGATCAACTGGATGGCCGTGCGGAACTCGCGCCGCTTGCTGTTGATCCACTCGCACGTCCCGAGGACTTCGCCGCCATAGACATAGACCCCGACCGCCAGCCGGATCATGGATGTCAGATCGTGCTTGCGCCGGGCGTCCACCCAATTGTGGGGGCTTTCAGCCCATGTCTGGAACTTGGCCTCAACCTCTTCCTGAAACGCCTCGCCGTGCTCGTCAGTCCACCCCAAGATGGTGATGTTCGGCTTGGAATTGAGCGTAAACATATGACCCACGATGGAGTCTTTGTGGATTTGCTCACCACCCTGAACGTAGGCGTCGTTACGGCCCATGTCGCGCGACCGGGCGTCCAGCGAACTCTTGTCCGGGATGATCTCGGAGTCTGCCGAAGACAGGGGCGGGTTCCACAGGTTGATCTGCTTGTCGAACTTCGCCGCACCATCGTAGGCCCCGGAGAACGCCATGTCCTTGCTTTCGCCACCGACCAGTTCCGCAATGGTGTTCGCTACTTCGGCTTCCGCCTGATCGAGAACTCGCATCACAACATCCCCGCTGTCATTGGGCCAGCGGTCTTGCGCAGGCCGAGTTTCGTTTCGAGTTCCCAGATATACTGGCGCAACGCTCCTCGGTTCCCCGCAGTGAACTCGACGCGCTCGCCGTTCTGGTCAACATAGGTTCGAGCCTGCCCACCAATGGTCAGCTTATGGAGCGCCCCGCGCGCCTCGGTAAGGTATCCCGTGTAGGTCTCGATCTCGGTCTCGGTCAGTACCATAATTTCCTCATGCCAAACTGGACGCTAGGTCCTTTAGGGATTTCTTCGGCTTTTGATCGTCGTTGAAGGGCTTATCCTCTATTTCTGGATCAAATACCAGATCGTTGATGTCCCACTCTTCAGCCCACCGGGGCGGTTCTTTCCAATCAATATGGTCTACGTTCATGGTGGGCGTCAACTGGGCGGCCAAGCAGTACGCCAGCAAGTCCCAGCTTTCGTTCCGGTAGTTTTTCGGATTGAGCCAGCCCTTGACCGGATCGCGCACCTCCACGGTCAACTCGATGAAGAAGTTGTCATCGAGCCAGTCGGGGAACAAGACGCCATTGCCCGGCTCCACCCGGTCCAGCATGTTGCTCAGCGTGTCCTTCAGCAGATTGGTGTTCAGCATGAGAACCGGGATTTCTCCGCGCGCGCCTGCATGGCGGTCCTTACGCTGGCTGTCCGGGTAGGTGATCGACACTCTGGGGGCCGTCTTCGTAGACGCACCCTTCAGGAGCAGGAACCTGCCCGCGTTGGCCTGATGCCACTCGTACTCGCCCTCATCTTCGGTCTCCACGTCAGGGTCGTCCCCGTGCCGGAGCCAGCGGTAGAAGTCATAAGCGTTCGAGGTCGTGCCCGCTTTACCGCCCGAGTCGCAGACCGTGAACCGCACGCCCATGCGCCGACCAGAAGCGTCGATCAGCGGGTAGGTCTTGGACAAGACTTCCTCCGAGATCAGCTTCCAGTCCTCCGGGTGTGCGCCGGGGTTCACCCAATACCTCTCGCCCTCGGGGTCGATGCGCTTGGACTTCCTGATGTCAAAGCGGTCGATGACCGAGATGTCCTTGTTCGTGTGGATGCCGTGAACCTGCACGACAAATCGGTTCTTCTGCACGTCGATGGTGGCGATCAGGAACCGGACGCCGACCGGAACTTCCTTCTGGGCTAGCGGCTTCGCACGGCCTTTCAGGACCTCCGGCACCCTGTCGCTCGACATGCTCTTGGGGGTGTAGGGGTGGCCCTGATCGGTGTTGACCGTGGTCTTCAGCTTCTCCTCGGACTGGGTGTTCTCGTAGTCCCGCTCCGCGACAATGTAGTTGTTGACCAGCGTCTTCCAGTCCGCAAAGGCCGCAGCGACCCCCTTGAGCCAGAAGGAGGCAATCGTGCTTCGGATCGAGGTTCCGTGGATCACGCCGTCCTTGTCGATGGTGCAGTAGTCAGGCACCCACTTGCCGCCGTGGTTCAGAATATGCTTGCCCGGCAGCCCGTCTTTCGGATCGTGGTGATACTCCTGATCGCAGTGGGGGCAATGCAGTGTCGCCTGCTCACCGGACTCCATGGCGTCCTTCAGGTCGGGCCAGCGCAGCAGGCCGAAGTCAGGCTCGAACCACTCCTGACAGGTCACGCACTGCCAATACCAGAGCCGTCGATCCCCATCGTTATAGATCGAGAGGATGCCTTTTGTGGGTGGCGCTTCGTGCTTGCTGTGCCTGATCCACTTCGGGTTCTCGACCACATAGCCCGGCGAACTTTCAGCCGCGCACATGCCGTGGGAGCGGAACGTGGTGGCACGCTTCCGGGCCAGTGAGAACGGGTCGCCTTCGCCGTCGATGTTCTCGGGCATGCGGTCATAGTCCGTCAGCCAGAGGCGCGGGATCGGCTTACCGGAGAGTTCGTTGATCGCGGGCCACGACATCGAGAGCATCATGCCTGAGCGATACTGCTTGTCGAAGGTGTTGTCGCTCTGGGTGCCCGCCGCCAACATCGCGCCGATGGCTGTGCTGTGCCGATGCAGACGGTCGATCCGGCGGATGCTGAAGTCACGCGAGGTCGTCTGCGAGGTCTGGACGATCATCATGTCAGCCGGGTCACACTTGGCCGAATACCCCACCCAGTTCAGGGCCATGTCGGTGTTGTGAGTCGCCACCATCCCGGTCCCCGCTAGAAAGAGGTGATCGTCTGCGGCCACTCCGATACAGCGAACAGGAACCGAATCTACCGGGTCTATCGCCCGGATAAACCTACGCGAAGTCTCCCCACGGCGAGTGTTTTTCTCCGCACTCGGGAGGTTTCGTTTCCTCGGAATCGAAAAGGCATCCTCTCCGTTGTAGATCGTAAATAACACATTCCAAGACCCTCGTCCGAGGCCGGGCTTATACTTGAGTCTGGCTTTGAAACCAAGGCTCACAGCAAGTTCTGAAACTTGCCGTGCTAGGCTTTCGTCAACCGAGGTAAACTGAACCGCGCGCTTATGGGGGCCCGAAAGTCCTCCATCCGTGTCACACAAGCCGCGCAGGAGTTCTCTACGCTGCGGCTCCGAAGAGCGGAGATATTCTGCTGGGATTCTTTTTCCTAGTCCTCCACCAAGCCCCATCGTGGATAAATACTGGTCTATGAAAACCCCGTCGGGGCCACGAACTCCGAGGGCGTAGCAGCGGTGCAAAGAACTAGGTTTGTAGGTTGTGGTCTTGTATCCCCGTGCAACGATTTCAGCCACCAGAGCCTCTTCGTCGTCCCGCCCACACGAAACGTAGCCATAGAGTTCTGACCCGTCCCCTAACCAAACCCCAAGGACGTAGGGGTCCATAAATAACTCCTCCTTGGGCAACTCCAAGGGGGGCGCGATACGGACGCTATACCGCGCACGTTTACCTGCGAGAACGCCAGCGAAGACCATCTCCTCCGTTGTCACTATCCGAGGTTTGCCTCGGTTCACGTCCTCTACAAGCCAGCGATGCTCCCCGTCTGCCACGATCTCTGTCCCGTCATCGAAGACGACACGGTAACATGGTCGGTCGTGCTGAACGGGATTGGCTACCAAGACACGGGTTGGTTTTCCATCTGCCCCGAAAACCTCGTCCCCTACCTCGATCCCCCCCATAGTTACCCACCCTGATGGCGTAGCGATAGGCGTGTCGAGGGCTAGACTCTTGCCGGTCTGGGCGGGTCCCGCAAAAGCCATGCCCGTGAACCTCTGCGATTGCAGCACGTCCATAGGCTCGACCAGATAGGGGGTCGTGTTGTTCAGCCACGGACCCACATAGGCTCCGGGGTTGTTCAGCTTCCGGTATTCCTCGGCGGACTGGGAGACGGTCATCCTCTTAGCCGGGCGCACTGCTTCGGCAGCCTCCAGAATAAGGTTCTCTAGGGTGACTTCAGATAAGGTCGGAGTAGTCATCAGCATCGCTGTCTTCTTCCTTCAGAGCAGGGTTCAAAAGGACCGTGGAACCCTTCTTGGCTTCCGTCAGCATATCGTTCAACTCCGCAAGCTGGGGGCCTGTCATGTGGGTTTGAGCGTTCTCTTGGAGCGAGTCGAACATCTCCTGCTGGAGTGTGTCGGTCATGCTGTTCAAGACCTCACGCTGGTCTTCCGTAAGCCCGGTCTGGCGCTCGATAGTGTCCCCCCAAAGTTGGATCGTGAACTTGACCGTCTGGAACATACCGCCGATGACCGACCGGGCCGTCTCGGTCCTCCAAAGCTGCCCAGCGTTCTCCTCCCACTTCTGCCGCTTCAACTGCGCATCCCAGAACGCCGTGTTGATAGCCGGGGGAAGGTCCTCGCGCTTGATCTGCTTCAGCACGTCCTCGACGCTGATCTTAGGCTCCACAAGATACTGGGCCGCCGTGGCGAGGTCGTAGAGGTGCTGGGTCTGGGTCTTGCCGCGCTTCTGGCTGTGCTTGATCGGGCAGTTCACCAGAAGGCGTTTCACCTTCGCCGGGTCAAGCTGGAAGACCTGCGCCAGAAAGCTGACGGACACGCCTTGCAGCGCGCTATCTGCGAGGCCAAGCCCGGTCTGGCCTTTCTGGGTGTGCTGCTGCATCCGATCATCAATATCGCTCATCGTGCCGCCTTCTCTAACCTAATTCTAACCGCGTCTGTTATCTGGTCTTGAGTAGCACCTCGGTCTTTGAGAACATCCAGAACATCGTAATCTCCCGTCCCCACGGCTAAAATCCTATGGAGGAAAACCCGATCTTGCTTTTGTCCTGACCTGTGCAGTCTCTTTATAAACTGCCTATATAGTTCTAAGGAAAAGGTAAGCCCATACCACACGGCTATGTTCGACGCCTTCTGGAAATTAAGCCCATGGCCCGCGCTGGACGGGTGCGTCACCAGCATCTTAATCTTACCCTCGTTCCAGTCCCTCATGTCGTTCCGGCCTTCACCAAATATCCGACACCAAGGAAAACGCTTCTTGATAGCATCCTTATCAAATTTGAAGCTATAGGCAACCAGTATTGGCCGACCCGCAGCTTCTTCTACGATGGACTCAAGAACGTCCAGCTTGTGGTCGTGAACCTTGAAGGCACTCTTGTCCTCCCGATATAGACTCCCGTTGGCATATTGCAGCAGCTTGCCTGTCAGGACGCCATTGTTGACCGCTTCAATGATCTCTGGCTCCCCCCAGCGATCCAGCACCTCGAACGCGGTTTCTCGCTCGAACTCCCGGTAGCCCGCCATCTCGGACTTGCTCAAGTGGACTTCGTGGTCCACCGGAATCAGGGGAGGCAGGTCGAGGTAGTCTTCCTCGCGCAAGCTGAAGAAGATGTCCTTGATCCGGCCCATGATCGCTTCTTCGGAGCCGGGCATAGGCTCGACCTTATTGGTCTTCCGTATCTCCCGGAACCACCGCTGCTTATAGGCGTTCATGGACTTGCCCAGACGCTCCCCTCGGTCGATGGCGAGGATGGGGCCATAGAGGTCAATCAGGCCATTGGGGCTGGGCGTTCCCGAGAGTTCGATGATCTTGGTCGTCTTGTCGTAGACCTTCATCAGGCATCCGAGTTCGGTCCTGCGCGGCAGGGAGACCGAACCATCTTCTCGTGGTTTCGGATTCGTTTGGATGACGCCTTTCTTCAGCCTGCTCGCTTCATCGTAGACGATCAGGTCGAAGTTCCACCGCTTCACCCCAAGGCCCTTCAGGAGCCAGAGCAAATTCTCGCGATTGACGATGGTGATCTGGCAAGGACCAACCTTGAGAGCAGCCCGGCGCTGAGGTTCGTCTCCTGTGACCACCCGATATTTCAGGTGCCGGGCAAAGTCCCACTTGGCGATCTCCTCCGGCCACGTTTCCTCGGCCACCCGGAGAGGGGCGATGATGAGGACGTTCTTGATGAGTCCCTTCTTGAGGAGGTGTTGGACGGCGTAGAGGACCGCTGCTGTCTTCCCCAGCCCCATCTCCGCGCCGATGTAGACCCCCGGCAACTCGATCATCTTCTGCGCCATCCACTTCTGGTACGGCCTGAAGTGAGCGTAGGTCAGAACCTCCTCGGGAGGCCCATAGATCATCTCTATGGCCTCTATGTCGGTCAAGTGCTTGGGGTCTACAGGCTTCATATCATCCCCATCCCATCATCTAATCTGGGTCCATTGTTGCTGCCCGGCAGTATCCAAAGGATGCGCAAGGCGTCTTCTATGTTATCACACACATGGACCTCCATGCCTGCGGCTCTCATGCGCTCATGCTCAAGAACCTGAGAGCGTCGAGGCTTCTCGCCGGGAGCCTTGAACTCAATCCAGACTGTGCCCCGATCCTCGCGAGAGAACACCCGATCCGGCGCACCCTTGCGGCCCGGCCACTGCACCTTGCGCTCGAAGTATCCCGCAGCTTTCGCGCGTGAAACGACAGGCATCTCGATGGCAGATTCACGCATCGACTGGTTCGACCCCCTCTACCTTCAGGCAACTTCCCCTTGGGCCTATGCACGGCTTTGCCAGACCGAGGTTGACCAGCTTCCGAAGCGGCCTATTCCTCTGGCCGTCTATGTCGATAGGTCTATAAGACATTGTAATCACTAATCTTTTTTAAACACCTTGGTCTTGAACCCAGCGGAACCAAGGGGGAGGTCTTGCGCCCACCGGGGCTTCTCCTCCATGCAGTCCCGCAGGATCGCGAGATCGTGGTCTGCTTTCTCCTCGGTCGTGAGGGCGATGATCTGGTCGTGGACGTGGAGCCTGATGTCCAGCTTGTGCCGGTGATGTGCGATCATCATGCCGTTCGCCAGAAGGTCGCGGCTGATCGCTTGGTCCACGTTCTCGGTCAGCTTGCCCGGATGCGTCTGCTGGCGTACCCACTGCTTCTTATCGCTCAGGCCGAGGTAGGTGATCGTATCCTTCATGTCCCCCCAAGGCGCGCGCTTGGACTCGATCTTCGGGTCCTTGTAGTGGAGGTGACGACCGCTGGGCAGGCGGATACGCATGTAGGGTCCCTTGAGGTCGAAACGGACCTGATCGAAGTCTTGCGGCTTCCCTGTCTTGATGCACTTCATGGCCGCGCGTTCGATGCCATACCAGTAGGATTTGACCTCCTTGAACTCGCGACGGAAGGTATCGACGGACAGCTTGGACTCTTCGGGTGTAAAATGCTTGACGCCCATGCCCCAAGCGTAGCCCAGAAGGCCGGTAGCCTCGATCTCGCCTGTGCTGCGGTCCTCATAGGTCTGGCCGGGGCCTAGCATGTACCCACAATTATGCGCGACGAGGCAGCCATCGTCCGTCAGGACCGCGAACCGGGCATAATCCCCCGTATTCAAGATGTCCCAAGTGTCTGCGGTTTGAGTTTTGTTCTGATCGGGTTGCAAGTCGTAGATTCCCCTCGACGTAATCACCGTCGTTGTCGATCCGATCAACTTCGAATAATCCATCTGATTTGAGCCAGTCCACAAGGTACGCAACCCACTCGAACGCGCTGTCGAACCGCATACATATTCCACGCCCGCCGTAGTATTCGTAGGCACTGTTATCTGGGTTTTCACAACGCGATCTCGCAGCGTAGAAACGATTTGCGAGAAGGTCGAACAGTTTTGGGCCAACCCTTTTTCCGATGTCGGAGCGACGGTCAGAAGAAGCGCATCCGGTGCAACGAGTGGATAATCCTCTGACGAGGTTTGATCTTGGTATGACTCGTTCTCGACCACATCGGCACGAGCAAAGAAATAGCTTTCCGGTGCTGCGTGAAGACCCTCTGTTTTTGAGAACACGCCATTCCCCATACCGAGAGCCGATTTCAACGTCTGTTGCTGGGATACCAGTTGCCATTCGTGCCATCCCTCATAGGCCAAAAACCTGTGATCGGGAGTAGCATGTATTCCTGACCCACACAGCACCTTCTGATACCCTTTGAAAACTACGCCGTCGTGACGTACCCACTTGGCTCCATCATGCAGCCAGTCGTCGTGGCGGAGTTCCACAATAGCCTTCCAGCCGTGCTGCGTCAGGACTGGGGTTTCGCCTTTCAAACACCCGAGGACCCCCGGCTTGGCGATTGTCCTCTTGGAGCCGTCGCCCGCGTAATACTCCGCGATCAGCTTCTCGTAGGTCTGGTGGAAAAGGTAGGTCGCAAAATCGACGTAGGGGTCGCGGTTCTCTTTGAAGACGCGGAGGATTTTGTCGCACCGTGAGAGCCAGCCAAGGACACGGTTCTCGATGGCGTTCAGGTCAGCGTCGATGAACATCATGCCTTCTGGGGCCTGAGCCGCCGGGCGGATGGTCGAGGCCAGCAGATCGAACGTGTTGGGGTAGATCAGTTCGATGCTCTCGCGGTCCAGCGTGGCGACATTCGCCGCGTGCATCTCGATCTCTTTCTCGAACTTCTTTTCAGGGCGGGGCAAGTTCTGAGGCTGGAAAATCCGACCGGCCCAGCGTGCTGTCCGTTGTGCCCCGGCGAACTGAAGAGTGTATCTCAGCAGGCCATGTTGGCCGTCATCGTAGGGCACGGTCGCGCGCAACAGGGCGTCGAACTTGGCAATGGACGAGCGCGACAGTTCGAGGCGCTGATCTAGCACGTCTCGGAGGTCGAAGTTCCAGCAGAACTCCTGCCACTGGGCCTCGTCCCAGTGGTCGGGCTTCCGGTCAAAATAGGACCGCGCCTGCTTGACGTGGCCCTTCTTCAGGTCGTCAAAAGGATACCCGTTGCCCTTGAGCCACGGGAGCAACTGCTGCGTGGACATCGGGTTCGACAGGTGTGTGAGTTCCTGCATCTGCCGGAACCCGATGGCGTAGCTTTCCGCGTAGAGGCTGGAGGCATTGCGAACCATGTCGAGGTTGATCGGCAGGCCGCGCTGGTTGATCGTCTGGTCGAGTTCCCATAGCTGCCACTCATGCTCTGGCGGGCCATAGGGCAGCACCAGCTTCCTGATAGCTTTCTCCGCGCGCACGTCGCCTCGGTTGTATTCGAGGTAGTCTTCCCACGACTCGATGTCCTCGTACCAATAGGTTCGGAGCATCTGGCCCATGCTGGCCTTCTTGCGGCTCTTCTTGCGCATCGAGAACTTGCGCATCAGCTTCTTGCCGTCCGCGATCTTCAGCTTGTCCATGGACAAGCCAACGGCAGGGCCAGCCTTCTCAAGCTGGCCGGGGTATCCGCACATCTGGGCCAGCGCCATGGTACAGCGCCACTGCCTGATGTCTACAGGCCGACCGAGGCAGTTCCGATTGATATTCATCTCAAACGGGGCGTTCCATGCCCACTTCTCGACATCCGGGCTTTCCATGGCCTCATCCAGCCACCGGGGCATATCCTGCCCCTCCTCCGGTATCCACTGCTCCTCTTCGCTGTCATTCAGGCTCACAGCGGCCATCAGGACCTCCGTGCTGCGGTCGCGAGAATAGACATCGGACCCAACTTTCGTCAGGTCCGTTTCGCTGAAGGTCTCGAAATCTATGTTCAGAATGTCTTTCACCGACTCCTCCTCCCGTTAGCCCAAGCCTCGATCATGTTCTCTGACCGGGTTCCCCACCGTAGGTTTCCCAGCACGTTATTCCAGCCTTCGTCGTCCCCATGCAGACATTCAAACCCTGTCACCATCTGCCATCCGAAAGTCGGAAAATCGAACATAGTGCCTAGTTGGACGTTCTTGGATTTTCGCGAGATTGTCCGACGGGGGGCCTCTTCCCGGACCTCGACCTGCTCTGCCATAGCAGTCTGGAGTTGTTCTAAGAGATCTCTGATTTTCTTGTTCATGTCTGGTCCTCATGAGTGTGTGGAGGGGGCGAGTTTCCCCACCCCCGGCGGCCTTAGAGCAAGTCGTCTTCTTCCTGCTCTTCGGGGCCGCCATAGCCCTCTTCGTAGTCGTCGCCCATGTCGCCTTCGTAGGAGACATCATCCTCGTTCAGGATGTCATCGGGATCAGCGCCGGAGTTACCGAACGCTTCGCCATCCTTGAGGAACTGGACCACGGAGAACGACGCATTGATGCGGTTCGGCATCTTGCGCTTGGGGTCCTTCTTCTGGCCGTAGACCTCGACCACAGCGTTGACCCAGCAGCCTGCATAGGGGGCGTTCTTCTTGCCCGGCTCCGCGTCGATCCAGCGATCATCAGACCCCTTGCGGTTCGTCACGACGCGCGGCGGGCGGTTGCCCGGCGAAGACGCCGACAGGATGTAGTGACCAGCGTACTCGGCGCGGGGCGTGGTGAAGTGGTCGTCGTTGTCGCCGTCCTTGAAGCAGGTCATGGAGGCAGGGATGCGAGGCCACTCTTCCTCGTTGCCACCCCAAGCCTTCTTCTT